CACCACCCCCGCGCACTTGAGCTCAAGCAGAAGCGAACCCAGCTCGTACTCCTCGAAAAGGCCGACCCCTACACCTACGGATTCATCCCCGACCACTGGGAAATCGCCAACACCGAGTTCCAGTCCACCCAGGAGCTCCTGATCTCCGGCGGCAACCGCGCAGGCAAAACCCTTTGGGCCGCACGCCGCGTGGTTCAAACCCTAATTGAGAAGGAAAACGCCAGCGTACTCTGCTGCCACACCAGCCACGCCACCTCGGTCACCGTGCAGCAGCCCGCAATCTACAACTACCTGCCCGTCGCACTCCGGGCCACCAAGAAGGGCCGCATCCACTACCTGAACTACAGCCGCAAGAACGGCTTCACCGACGGCTCATTCATCCTACCCAACGGCTCCCGATGCGACTTCCTGAACTACACGCAATCCGAGAACACCATCGAAGGCCGTGAGGCCGACCTGATCTGGTGCGACGAGCTGGTCCCGCAATCCTGGGTGGACACACTGCGCTACCGTCTGATCACCCGCCGTGGCAAGCTCCTCGTGACTCAGACGCCGCTTGAAGGCGTGGCTAGCGTCTACAAGGAGTACACCGCCGGCTCCGCAATCACCCGCTTTGACGACGCCGAGCTCATCAAAGGCAAGCAGGCCCTGCCCACTTGGCCTATGGGCAAGTCCGCCCGCACCATGGTGCAGCCCCAGACCAACCGGCGCACCGTGTTCTTCTTCTCCGAGGACAACCCCTACAACCCCTTCGACGAGATGAAGAGCAAACTCGTCGCCTCGCCCATGGGCCAGATCCTGACCCGGGCCTACGGCTGGGCATCGGACAACATCGGCAAAGCCTTCGCCCGTTTCCGTCCCGATATCCACTGCATCCCCTCATCCAAAGTGCCCCCCGGCGGCACCCTGTACATGGTCTGCGACCCCGCCGGCGCCCGAAATTGGTTCTGCCTGTGGCTCCTAGTCTATGAAGACGGCAAGCGTGTCGTTGTCCGCGAATTCCCCGACTTCTCCAACTACGGCGAGTGGGCTCTGCCCGCCGAAAAGCCCGACGGCAAACTCGGTCCAGCCCAAACCCTCGACGCCGGGCGCTCCATCTCCGAGTACCGCAACCTCTTCCGCCAGATCGAATCCGATCTCGGCTACGGCGAGCCCGTGATGCGCCTGATCGACCCCAAAGCCGGCGGTTCACCCGCTCTCTCCGAGGCCGGCGGCACCACGCTCATCGACCTCCTGGCCGAATCCGACAACCCCCTCGACGAGCCCATGGCATTCATCCCTGCCCCGGGCGTTCCCGTCGACCAGCGCACCAGCGCCATCAATTCGCTCCTCTCATACGACGCCACCCAGCCCCTCACCCCCCTCAACGAGCCCTCGCTTTACATCACCGACGACTGCGCCAACCTGATCTACGCACTTTCCGAGCACACCGGACGTGACGGGCAGAAGGGCTGCACCAAGGATCCCATCGACTGCCTGGGGATGCTTCTAGTCTCAGGTCTTGCCTTCGTTGGCCATGGGGGCTTTGATTGCCGCGGCGGCGGCGGATACTAAACCATTTCACTATGCAAGGAGATTCCTACAAGCAGGCAACCGACGTGATGGCCCGTGTCGGCGACTCACCCAACGTGAGCGCACTGACCGAGGAGCTGCGGCGCTCGGCCACCGACTACGGCGTCTATGCCCGTGTCGACCGTGTCGAGAACGTGCGCTACTGCCGCTGGCCTGGTCAGACCGACGACGGCAAGAAGTGGAACGATGCCAACCGCAATGCCCCGGCATTCCCCTGGGACGGCGCCTCCGACACGCGCATCCCGCTCGCCGACGAGGTCTGCAACGGCCTTGTCGACCTCTGCAGCACATCCTTCTGGCGCTCGATGCTCCGCGTCAGCCCCACCAACATCAGCCAGCTCGACCAAGCGGTCACCGCGCACAACCTGATGGACTGGACGGTCAACGCCCGGATGTACAACGACCTCACCCGCGAGGTCGAGTTGCTCTCCCAGTACCTCTGGACCTACGGCTGGGCCGGCGTCCACGTCACCTGGCAGCAGGAGCTCGGACAGAAGGAGCAGTACCTGACCATGGATCAAGTCATGGCCCTCGCAGCCCAATCGCCCGAGGGCTCGGTGCTCGCCGACCTGCCCAACCTCATCGCCAACCCCGAGGCCGACGATCAATCCGCGGAGCTCCTCATCGCTGCCTTCCCCAACCTCCGCAAGCGCCGAGCCCTCAAGGCCATCCGCGAGCTCCGCGAGGAGGGCGAGTGCGACTTCCCGATCCCGACCATGGTGACCAACAAGCCCATGATCGCAGCCCTCGCACCATGGGATGAGCTGATCTTCCCGCCCGAGACCACCGACATCCAATCCGCCCGCGTGGTCTTCCGCCGTTTCTACATGACCGAGGCCCAGCTCCTGAACAAAGTGGAAACCGAGGAGTGGGATGCCGAGTGGGCGCAGGAAGCCATCAACACGATGGGCCGTTTCTCGGACTACGCTGCCTTCAGCTACGGCGCCGTCGGCCTGGCCGAGAACTCGATACTCGACCGCGAGAACCTCATCGAGATCGTCTTTGCCTATCAAAAGGCCGTCGACTCCGACGGTATTCCCGGCGTTTTCTACACGGTCTTCAGCCCTCAAGTCGGCGACAAATGGGGCTACTTTGAGGCGCTCGACTACGCGCACGGCCAATACCCCTTCGTTGTCTGGCGCTCCGAGCTCATCCACCGCCAGATTACCGAGAGCCGCGGCGTGCCCGAGATTTGCTCCACCTGGCAGCACGAGGTGAAGGCTCAGCGCGACTCGATCTTCGACTACACGTCCCTAGCCACTCTTCCGCCCATCGAGGTCCCCAAGACCCGAGGCGGCAATCTCAAGATCGGCCCCGCCATCCAGATCCCGGTCCTGCGCCGCGGCGAAATCGGCTTCCTGCAACCGCCCGCCCGGGAGCCCGGCGTTGCCTTCCAACTGATCGCAGCCATCGAAGCCCAGACCGACCGCTACTTTGGGCGCCCGACCGAGAAGGTCCCCCCGGTGATCACCCAAATGCGCCAGCAGCGCCTGATCAACAACTGGCTGCACGGCTGGACCGAGGCCTTCCGACAGGTCCTTGCCCTGACCCTGCAGTACATCGGCCCCGCCGAGATCCAGCGCATCACAGCCTCGGCCACACCGCTCCCGCAGGACGTGCAGGACTTCGACGTGATGCTCAAATTCGACATCCGCGAGCTCTCGACCGACTTGGTGACCGAGAAGTTGAAGGCCATCAGCACCCTCGTTCTGCCACTCGACACTGCCGGCGTCATCGACCGGGCCAAGCTGATCTCCGTTGCGCTCCGGGCCATCGATCCGACCCTCGCCAGCGAGCTGGTCATGCAGCAGGGCCCTGCCGCCCAGAAGATGTTCAACGAGACCAACGACGAAATCGCGCTGATGTCGCTCGGCAACCCGCCGCAGCTCCGGGAGAACGACCCCACCGCGCCCATGCGCCTGCAATTCAGCCAGCAGGTCCTGCAATCCAACCCGAAATACCAGGCCCAACTGCAGCAGGACCCGCTCTTCCAGGCCAATCTGCAGAAGTACATTGAAAACCTGCAGTTCAGCGTGCAGCAGCAGCAGAACGCCATCACCGGACGCCTCGGAGTGCAATGAAACTCAACGACGAACAACTCTCAGAGGCCCTCTCAGTGTCCGAGGAGCACCCCGTGATCAAGGCCATGGGTCAAATCCTCGACGACACGCTGCGGGATGAGGTGCACAACGCCATCATCCCATCACTTTCTGCGGAAGACCGTGCCTATAACTCAGGCCGAGCCGCCGCAATCAAGGATCTCATCGCACAAATCAGTGCGTTAAGAAACGGGAGGGAGTTGACTTCCGGTCAATTCTAGGCTCTCACTCAACCAATGGCTTCTTGGTTGGCCTTCAACAACCATGGCGCAGAATACCCGGCTTGCAGGGTCTAAAAGCATGGACATCCCGACGAAACAGGAAGCGAAACCTGCCCAAAACACGGCACAGCCCCCAATCAACCCGATGCAGTTCGACGAATCGGCGTTGGCCAAGCTACTGAAGTCACGCTTCAGCGGGGAGGAAGAGAAGGCGTCAGCCGTCGAGCGACAAACGCCGGAGCCCGAGGCCGCGAGTGCGGAACCGGAGGCCGAGGATGCGGAGCCGACCGCAGAACAAACGGACGCTCAGGCCGAGTCGCCTGAGCAGGAGGTTCTTTCCGAGACCGAAGAGAACAGCGACGAGGAATCGCTGGGCTTCCGCAAGCGCATCGACAAACTGACCCGCCAAAAACGCGAGGCACAGGAAAAGGCCGATGCGTTGGAGCGTGAGCTCAACGAGGCCAAGACCAAGCTGGAGCAGAGTGTCGAGAGGCCCGCTCCGGTGCAGTCCGCCGCGGATCCGTTCGCGGATATCTGGGATGCGTCCAAACTCAACGATGAGTGGAGCAAGGCCCGGAATCTGAAACGGTGGTGCGAGGACAACATCGACGGCTGCGAAATAGAGGGCAAGGAGTACAGCGCGGAGGACGTGAAGCAGATCAAGCGGCGTGTAGAAGACGCCATCGACCTGCACATACCAAACCGCGCCCGCTTCCTGCAGAACTACCAGCAGATCAAGCCAATCGCAGAACAGCTCTACCCATGGTGGAAAGACCGTTCGGCTACCGAGTACACCGAGGCGCAGGCCGTCCTGCGGCAACTGCCGCAGATTGCCTCACTTCCGGAGTACCAGGTGCTGGTCGGTGACTTCATTGCCGGGCGCAAGTTGCGTCTGGCGCAGGAGTCCGCCAAGGGCAAGCCATCTGCCACCCGCCCACTGGTCAAGGCGCCCAGTCAACCCGGTCGACCCACCGCCATCCCTGCAAAGAAGGATGCGGCCAAGGTCAGCCTGGAAAACGCCAAGTCGAAGTTCACCAAGTCCGGGACGACCACCGAGTTAGCTCAAGTACTCAAAAGGATGTTCTAAATCATGCCCCTACTCCAAGAAAACCAAGCCGGCACAGTGCCGCTCGCTTCAACGTCCGCGATCCGTGAGGATCTGGCGGACTACATCGCCATCGTCGACGCCAAGTCGACCCCGTTCTTCTCGATGGCTCCGAAGGGAAAAGACCTCGGAAATATGCAGTTCAGTTGGCAGGTCGACGACTACGCTGAACCCGTTCTGGCCGGTGTTGTCGACGGTACTGATGTGACTGTCGCTAGCGCTGGCAACCCGGTTCAGAACCGGACCCGCTTGAGCAACTACGCCCAGGCGTTCCGCAACGACCTGCGCATCGGTTTCATCGCTGAGACTCAGGACGTTGCCGGCGTGAGCGATGAGCTCGCAAACGGCATTGCTAAACGATTGGTCGAACTGAAGCGCTCTATGGAGGCGACCTTCATGTGCACCAATCAAACCGCGTCATCCGAGGTCAGCAGCGCCAATCCTTACCTGACCGCCTCACTGGGCACTTGGCTGACGACCACGGCTGCGAATGGTATCGGAGCCCCGACGTCTGCTTACGCTCCCAACACCGATGCCGTAATCACCTCCGGAAGCGCAGCCTTGACCGAGGCCACCGTCCAGAACGTGCTGACCGGCGTCTATAACGAGACCGGCACCTTCCGGGACTACGATTGCATCTTGGGCACCACGCTCAAGCGTGCGTTCACCAACCTCACCTCTTCGCGCACCACCGAGGTTGCCAATAACAACGCCATCGCTGCGACTTCGGTTCGCACCTTCAACCAGGACCTTTCGAGTGATACCTACAAGTCCTCAATCGATCTTTTTGAAGGGGATTTCGGTAGGCTCGTACTTCATCCGTCCACTTTTATCGGTGGAAAGACTGGAACTTCTTTGACCCCTCAGGCTCAGAAGGGTTACATCATCCCGATGGACATGGTCGAGATCCGCTACGCCAAACTCCCGCAGGTCAAGACCCTGCCTGATGCTGGCGGCGGCCCTGCCCGCTTGATCGAGGCCATCGCCGGTCTTGTGGTGAAGAACCCGAGCGGCTTCGGCTTCTTCAACTGCACCACCTAATCATCCTCAGAGGGGAGGCCCACACCCGGGCCTCCCCTCCTTTCTTTTTCTCATGGCAAACAATTCCGCAGCATCCGTAATTGCTGGCGCTCTCGACGATATGCCCGGCGAACTGCGCCGTGCCATCATCAAGGAGTTCCAAACCGGCCTCCAGAAGGACTGGGTGAAGGCCGGTATTGATCAGAAGCGCATCGCTAGGGACTCGCAGCGCGAGATCCGATCCATTGACGGTATCGGGCGACTGCGGATGCGAATCGACCCCACTCTCTACCATGCTTGGGGACAGCGGCTCGGTTACGATTGCTGGAAGGATTCTCAGTTTCTCAAAGAAGTTGAGCGCGACAACCCCGAGGTGCGAGTGCGCTGTGGGGCTACACGCTTGCAGGTTGGATGGAGCGGTGGCACAAAACGAAGCAGTCAGAAGTTCACCCTATGAATGTCGGATCAAACCGCCAACTGGCCGGCGAAAACGGTGGCCGATACATCACCGCATCGAACGGAACCGTGAGCGGCAACTGGATGGAGATCCATGCTGTCTCGACGACCATTCTCGGATCCTGCACGTCCAACATCACCGACCTCGGTGGCGGCGTGACCATCCAGGCCGGCGACAGCATCAACGGCGTGTTCACCTCCATCTCAATCTCAAGCGGCTCGCTGGTCCTGTACAACCGCAAGTGGACCTGATATGCGACTCGGACTCGGCCTAGGACTCGGCGTCGATCAACCCATCAGCTCCGCTGGTGGTGGCGCCGACCTGCCGATCATGCGCCGTGACCTTCTGCGCGAGGACGAGGGATTCCTCCTCCTGGAGGACGGCGTTTCCAAGATCGTCATCACTTTCGGAACTTTTGATTCCATCCTGTGCGAGAATTCGAACTTCCTCGTGCAGGAGGACAACGGCAAACTCATCATTCAAGCTAACTAGTCATGCCCGATACAAAAATCACAGCGCTCGCAGCCATAACCACGGTCGCTCCATCCAACGACCTGTTCCCGATTGTCGACGTCAGCGACAACTCGATGGCCGCGTCCGGAACGACCAAGAACATCACCGTCAACCAGCTCCTAGGCGCCGGCGGAATTGCGGCTCTGTCCTCCGCCACCATCA